ACATTAGGAACTGCTTATACAATAACAATAGAGACAGGTGCTACCTGGTCAATAATTTAATAGGAGAGAACTATGAGTTTTCAATTTTCAGGTGATGTAGCCACTACACGTACTAATCTAGGATTAGGCGATGCTGCTACAAAGACAGTAGGTACTGCGAGTGGAAACATTCCAGTTCTTGATAGTTCAGGTAACTTAGCTAGTGGCACTATGCCTGATTTAAAGACAGTTGGTGGTTCTAGTATCCTAGGTAGTGGTGATATTTCTACATTACCTTCAGGTGGTACTGCTAATCAGGTATTGACTAGCGATGCTAGTAGTAATGCTACTTGGGCTGATGCAGCTGCAGCTGGTAAGTTGTTACAGATGCAAACTGCCAGCACAGCTACAGCTTCAGGCCCTGGGACAAGTCCAGGACAAAACACGTGGTATGATTCGCCTCTAGTTATCACTTTCACTCCTTTATCTGCAACTTCTAAGATACTTATTATGTATGACGGAAGTTTCACTATGAATAACCTATCAGGTGATGGTGGTGTGTCTCTAAGACTAAAAAGGACACACAACGGGGCTACAACAACTCCAGATGAGTTAACCACTGACAACCCTGGTGGAAACTTCCATGCTGTGTACTATACAAACAATAATACTACGGCTCACCTTACTGAAGTAAGACATCTAACTATTCACGCAGTAGAAGCTGCTGCTCACGTGACGACATCCTCTATGGTATATACCATGCAATTTGGTGGGTACAATATGGAATACCTACGTTTTAATGACTATGGTGCAATTTCAAGGATAACAATTATAGAGGTAGAATCATAATGAATATAAGAAAACAACAGGCTATAGAATCATTAGCCCCTAACCTTGCCTACAATTTAAGTTTAGATGGCACAGTAAGTCTAACTACTATTCACGAGCAAGAGAACACAGGGGTAATTCCTACAGAAGCAGCTATTGCAACTGAACTAATAAGACTACAAGCAATCTACGACAAAGCTCAATACGCCAGAGATAGAGCANAAGCTTATCCACCTATGGCAGACCAGTTAGATGACATCTTTCATAATGGTGTAGCTGGTTGGAAGAAAACTATTCAAGCAGTTAAGGATACACACCCGAAACCATAAGGACTAATAGATGACAATTAGGCAACAGAACGACTGGCATTTATCCAAGTCGATAAGCCTATCACACATTGGCTCTACAGTCATAGCTGTGGTAGGAATAGTTATGTATATATCAAGCATTGAGAAGCAGGTAGCTGTTCAAGAGGCTAATATTCAAAACATCAAGAGTGAGATGGTTAAGAACCAGCAATCTAATCACTCTATGTTTAAACGGATAGAGCATACTATGGACAAGATGGATAGTAAGATGGATAGACTAATGGAAGTATTTCACAAAGAGAACACAGGAGAATAACTATGGCTGACCACGGAAAGCATAAGAAGAAGAAGCAAGAATTTGAAGTATTAAGCGTAACACCAGGTCGTATGGAGAAAGGTAAGGATGGTAAGTCTCGTTTCGTTCCTGATGCTAAGAAGAAGAAGGGTAAGAAGAAGAAGGTTAAAACATCACCACTGACGAGTTTAAAGATTAAATTCTAGTGATATGGGTTGAATTAACTAACGGGACTACTAGACTGTATTTATTTGACCCGTGGAACTTCCCTCTGAATTGGATTATTATATAGGAGTTTAGATGTTTGGATTACCAATGGAAATCATAACTATGTTGCTATCTACTATAGGTAGTGCTTACATACGAATGAAGGCTGACAGTCAAGCGGACTTAGCAGCAGAGAGACAAGCTAGGACAGGTGAGATGCAGGAAGCTAGGAGGTTTCAAAGCCCTCAAGCATCTTGGATGCGTAAGTTTATTACGATGTCATTCATAGCTATGGCTTTCATTATATTACTAGCACCTCTACTAAATATGCCTACAGTAGTACCAGTAGAAGTAACATCAGGATTTAAGTTCTTATTCCTAGATTTTACTAATACTGTTACTGAGTACATTACTTTAGAAGGTATGGTAACCCCTGAGTATTTACCACACGCTATTATGAGCGTTGTTGGTTTCTACTTTGGTAATTCAATGGCTAAGCGATAATATGAGATTGGAGACTGAACTAATTATAAGTGAGGAAAGCCCTACTAGTTACTTTGTAGTGACAGAAGCCTACCCCTTGATAGGACTTAAAGGTAAATACCTAGTCCACGCAGAAGGTAATAGAAGGACACTCTTTAAATTATGGAGAGAGAATGTTAACGCATTCGGTCCTACTACTTATTTCATGTTAAAGAAGTTTAACTATTTTAAAAACCATGCTACTCCTGTTGAAGGGTACGATGGTTTATACATTTACAAGGAGTAACTATGTATTTTCAAGCAGCAATGGCAGGAGTATCGGTAATATCCTCAATTACGGGGAGTAAGCAAGCGAACGAGAATCTGTATAAAAATCAACTTGCGATTGTATCGGGTCAGAAGTCTCGAAATGTACAACTAACTAACAAGATGGAGCAGACTATCCGAGCAGGTGGTATTGCAAAATCACAGGCAGAACGTCTAGAGATGCAGGTTCTTGCTCGTAATGTAGCTCTTAAGGCTACTAGTAAACTAGCAGGGCAGAGTGCTTTATATGCTTATATGAATGTAGGTCAACAGACAGCATTCACACAAGGTACTATTCAGTCTAAGATTGATGGTAGCCTTAGAGAGGATGGTACTATATCACAGAAGTATGCTAATCAAGCAGCATCGCAGATTAATACGGCAGAGAGTAAGAAGAAGTCAGGTATGACTATGTTTATTGAGGCTGCTGTAGCAGGTGCTTCTGCTTATGGTGCTTCTAACACATTCGCAGAGGCAGCCAAAACAGGTCCTTCATGGCTTAATACAGCAACTAGCTGGTAGGAGAATATATGAAAGAACAAAGAGAACGTCTAGTAAGTAATGCTGTTGAAGCTAACCTAGGAACAGTAGAAGGAACTCAATCACGCTTTGTTGATATGGGTTTCGTTTCACCTGTGCTTGAAGAACCTACAGATTATGCTGGTAATTTCATTAATGCTGTAAAAGCAGGTACTGAAGCTATTACATCTTCAGGTAGGTATAAAACACTTAAGGCGGAAGAAATAGGCGATGCTCGAATAAACGCTGGTACTAGGTGGGCTGAGGACTGGAAGAACATCAATGAGATGGTTGATGAGGAAACTGGTCTTCCTTTCTCACCTCACCAGAAGCAGATTGCTGCTGCTCGTTTATATAAAGAACGCAAGAACGAGTTGGAGGGTGCAGGTAGGTCAGGGGATTACTCTGAGGCATATCTAACTGAATTAGCCACTAATGTTAAGAACGACACAGTGGGTTTATTTACCCAAGAGACTAAGAACACACGTGAGAACAGTGAAACCGATTGGGGTATAAAGGTCACCCAGGGGGTTGTAACACAAGAAGCCTATAGAACAGCAATGTCATACAACAATATGAGTAATGCTACTGCTAGTGCTAACCTTCTTAAGTTTAAAACAGAAGCTGTTAAAGAAACTGCACTAGGTTTCTATGGTAAGCAAGATGCGTATCAAACACATATCACAGAGCTTAGGTTTGAGAAAGCAGCTAGTGGTGTTTATGATGAAAAACACAAGGATGTTAAAGTTCTTATGGAAGAAGGGAAGACATTTGAGGAAGCTAAAGCAGGTGCTATTAGACTTGCTATCTTCAGAGAAACTAAGGACGTTAACCCTAGTCTTGCATTATTAAAGACTGTTATTTCCCTTAAAGATTTACATATGAAAGGGGATAGTAACACTAAGTTACTTGGTAACCTTAATACAAATGAAGCATTTGCTGCTCAGAAGGCTATTGCTGTGGCAGTGGCTACACAGAGACAGTATCAGACTATTGAGGATTATGATACTACTAAAATTAGTCTGAATGATATGGAGACACACTTAACATCAAGTGCTATCGATGGTAAGGCTTTATCTACAGCTACTAAAGCACGAGCACTTGAGAAGGTACAAGATGTGATGGATAAGGATATGGCTGACTTATGGCAGGGTACTTCTACTGCAGAAGGTATGTCAAGACTTAATAATATGTTAGCCCTTAATAGTGGTAACAAGACTATTACCGATAGGTATAAACAAGCGTTTAGTGTAACTATGGAAGGACTTGTTTCTTCTTCAGATATTGATGTTATGTCTACTCTAAATTACATTACACTTCGTGTAGGTAGTGACCGTAAAGAGAACTCAGCTATTTGGGGGTTAATGGATAGTATGCCTAGGTGGCAGACAGCAATCCTAGCTAAAGAGATGGGGGCAAGTGCGAATGACCTAGAGATGTTAGTAGCTAGTTTTGATGAGCAGGACTATGATGATAACGGAATCATTAGACTACAAGGCGTGTCTAAGAAACAGGCAAGTGCTATATTAGAAGATGCTGATGAGATAGTCAGTGAGATGCCTATTATGCAGGGTGACTATAAGCGATACTTAAACATAACTGCTACTATGATGCTTATTGCTGAACGTACAGGACACGTAGATAAGGACCTAATGAAGGAGCAGATGCTATCAGCCTCTACTTATAATGTAGGTACACCCCTTTCTGAGTTTGGTATGAAAGAGGGGTTTAGAATACCTAACTCATATACTAAATCTATCGCTCTTAACGCTAAAGCACCTTCTATGGTTGCCACCGCCACTCTAATAGCGGTAGAGACTAGAAACTGGGAAACACTTAAAACACAATTCCCAACTAAGATGACACATTACTATGATGTTGAAGGTAATGTTCAAGAGAGACAGCGTGTTGATTGGGGTCAGGTAGATACCAGATGGGTACAGGTTGCACCAGGTCGGTTCACCTTTAGAATACAGTCGGGTGATAATATGAGAGACTTTGATATAAGTGATGACCTCATCATAGATAACATTAAAGCAGCACAACAAAGAGCTACAGTTGATGCACGTACTAGAGAGAGAGCCAAAGGACACGTATTCGGTAGACTTCAGTCGGAAGAAAGCAAAATTAGGAAGATTGAATACGATATGAAACAAAAGCTTATAAGACAGAAGATAGATGCGAAGCAAGCTGAAGCAGAGGCTAAAGGTGAGAGAGGGCCAAAGGATAAGTACGGTATAGTCACAGAAGCAATTATTGAATGGTTTAACGAGGAATAATATATGAAAGATAACGTAGAAGAAGCTCCTAGCACTTTTAATAAGATAACCCAGGGCTTATATAATTACTTCACATCGTCTGAGCAATCCCCAACACAATTGGATAATAGCCCTGAGGATGATATGTGGGATGAGGTGACTAAGGATATTTCCCCTGCTGTTAATCCTATGATTGGAGGTATTATGAAAGCCCACTCTAAACGGATGGGTACAGATTATGATGAGTCCACGGAGAATGCCTTAAGATTCTCTACGTTTGTAGGTCTAATAGAGAACTCAGGTCAAACTTATGGTGCTAATATACCTGAAGAAGGGGTAGAGCAGACCAATGCTCAAGGTCTCTACCAATTTATAGATGATGATGATAAAGGTCAATCCTCTTGGCAGACAGGTTTAAATAGGGCTAAGAAGTATCTAGGTCCTCAAGACTGGATTAGTGAATCATATGAATATGGTAAAGGTGGTGTTAATTTAGCCACTAGAAACCAACAGACTGCTGTGTTTCTTGCTGACTTACTAGAGCAGAAGGGGAGTGATGATTATATGAGACCTATACTTGAGGGGGATACTGATGGATGGGTTGATACTTATCTCAAACTACACTACAAAGGTACACCTACTCCAGCTACTATTAAGAGGGCAGAGGAAGTCTATAAACTAATGAATATTAATGTGAGGTTCTAATGACAACAGAAACTAGGAAACGTCCGTGGTATGCTAAGACTACCGATACATTTGAGTTATCAGACAGCACCCCTTACGGGGAGGACACAGAGTCTACTATGGCTTATGTACTGGATAAAGTTAATCCTAAGTGGATGGGCTATCGTAAAGTAACAGCTGAACAAAGAGCAAGAGAGATGGCTTCTCAAGGTTTATCTGACCAAGAGATTAGAAGTGTAATCAGTGGGGTATTTAAACAAGATGTTAAAAGCATCAAGTGGAATTTTACAGGAGAGTAATTAATGGGATTTATTACAGCTAATGAAGGCAGTGTAGAAGCTAAGGCATCTACTAGAGAACAAGAACTAGAAGACAAAGGTCTAGGTAACTTTGAAGCCCTCGTTAACATCACACATCCATCGGGTTTAAAGTTTAACAACAAGGATTTGTATGAGACTACCTTTGAGAAGGATTTTGATACCTACGGTCTTACACAGGAACAGGTGAAAGTACCTTGGTCTACCTATATGAATGAGGCAGATGAAGGTAGATTAAACTCAATGGAAGATGTTAAGAGGATGCAGGACCGCTATCAGATAATGAAGGATAGTTATGAGCGTACCTCTTATGAGAATGCTTTAGGTAATATGATACTATCGCTTCCTATTGAGGTGTTAAACCCTGTCAACATCCCTGAGATGTTTGTATTTGCTATGAGTGGGGGACAATCCCTACTACCTCGTCTATTAACAGGAGCTGCTACAGGTGCATTCTCAGGTTATGAGGGTGAGACACGAGTACAACAGAACACTGGTTATATTGATTATGAAGCTAGAGAAATGGCTACCTACTGGGGAGCAGCTCTTGGTGGTGGGTTAAATACTGCCTTTGGTTTGCGTAGAAATCGCTTTGATAATATGAGCGAGAAAGAAATAGAAGACGAGTTAATAGGTACTGTTACTTACGCTACTAACAAAACAGATAAAGTAGAGTTAGGTGAGGCACAAGTATTTTATAGGGACGAGAAGTCAGGTAGGATGAAACTACGCAAGGCGAAGGATGATGAAATACCTGAGCTAGGTAATAAGTTAGCTTGGGGTCTAGTTGGACGTATGTATGCTAGTAAGTCTCCCTTAATTAGAACTCTGGCAGGTAAGATTGATGTTGCAGGTACTAACAGAGGATTTATTAAAGGTGATACTGCTCAGTATATGAAAGAGTTAGGTATGCGTAACCATCGATATTACTGGCTTCTACCATGAGGCTAAGAAGGAAAACAAGAAGCTTACACTAGAGGAATATAATATTGAGCTTAAGCAACAGTTTGACCGTAAAATTAATGGTCATAGTGTTGCTCCTGCTTGGGAAGCATCTGTTAATCGTATTGTTAAATGGTCTAAGACAGAAGCAGAGTTTAGAACACAAGCTGGTTTTAAAGTAACTGAGAACTACACCCCACGTGCTTTAGATGTAAGTGCTATTCGTAATGGAAATAGAAGTGAAGTATTAGCTGATATTGAAGCTGCTATGTATAGTGCTGCTGATAAAGGAGCAGCTGGTAGAGCAGCTACCGAGCTTAATGATATTAAACAGAAGATTATAACTATGGAGCACGACCTCATAGCTGGTGGAGCACGTACTAGAAATACCAAAATGAAGGGACAGACAGTAGCTCAGGTTATTAGGAAGGAGCATCCTGCTCTTCAAACACTATATAAAGAGAGAGCTAAACTAAGTAGTAAAGCTAAAGGTAAAGTTAACCGTAAGAAGGTTAAGAAACAAGCACTTAAATTCCTAGAGGGAATTGAGGCTAAAGGTGCTAATCATAACGATATAGACAGTATGAAGAAGCGTAAGTATGAGTATGACGAGAGCATGATGTCTAAGTATATGCATCAAGATATGTCTGCGATTATTATGCATACTGGCAACAGAACAGCAGGTCGTATCGCTACTAAGAAGCAGTTTGGTATTACTAGTGAAAGTGATTTAGTTGATGCTGTGGCTAGTCTTAAGAGAGAGCTTCAAGAAGAAGGTATCCTATCTAGAAGGAAGATTGATGCGGAGATACGCAGGTTTGAGAAGTCTATTAAAGACTTACACGGTACTCTCATGCATCCTAATGATGGTGATACTACAGGTCAGTTAATCAAGCGATTCTTAATGAATGCTAACTTCACTACTATGGGTGGTGGCTTCTTTGCTACTGCTCTACAAGGTGAAGCAGCATTAGTATTAGCAAGTGGAAGCCTTAAAGCAGGTCTTAAGGGTATGGGTATAGGTCTCAGAGAGTTTAGAAACCTAATCAGGGGTATGCCTATGAAAGGTGAGTATGCTCGTAAACTACAGATGATGTCCTATGCTTATGATGTAACAAACCATAGTTCTATGGGACGTTTCCTTGATGCTGACTTTGACCCTACTGTTACTAAGAATGCACAGGGATTCGAGAAGGTAGTAGGTATGACTGAGACGGCTGCAGAGAGAGTAGGTAGGTGGACTGGTCTAACTGCTATTACCTCAGGCTTCCGTATGGCGATTGCACATACAATCATTGATGATATATTCCACGGCTCTCTTGTTAAGATGGCTAAGAACGGTGACATTAAGAAGTTTGAACGTCTACAGATAGATGCTAAGTCTATTAAAGAGATACAAACATACAAGGATAAGGTGTTTAAGTACAACAAGGATGGTAGTATTAAGGATATCAACCTTGAAGCGATGCCTCTTCACCTACAACAGAAGGTAGATAGGGCTGTTAGTAATGCTTCTAGGTTAAATATCCTATCAGGTGACAAGAAACACCTGCCTGGTATATTCTCTAATCCTGATGACCCTTTCTCACAGCTATTCACACAGTTCCTTTCCTTTCCTGCTCAAGCTTGGGATAGTCTACTACTTAAAGGTATGGGAGAGAACAAGGCACGTGTTGCTACTGCTGTGATGGCAGGTACGTTTATAAGTAGCAGTTTAGCTCTGATGAATGAAGAAGCTAAAGTACAGTTAGGGCTTGTGAAGAATAGAGATAGAAAGTATGACATTACTACTGATGCAGGTCTTACCGCCTTAGGTGTTAACTCATTTAAGAAGGGAAGTATGTTAGCTAGTTTATCTCTTATTGCTGATACTCTTATACCTATGTTCACAGGTGAGAAGTTAGGTAGTACATATCGACCAGGTAATACTATGTTCTCTTTAGCAGGACCTACAGCAGGTCGTATGGAGGACTACTTTAAATCAGCACAGGGTATAGACTTTAATCCTTTCGATGAAACTAGTAACGCTTGGAAAACAGTGTATGGGCGTACTATTATGCTAAATAGCTTCCTACCTGCTTACAGCTTACCTATTGTTGGTGATGCTTTAAGATATTGGAATAAGGATATGGCAGGTAAATTATAGGAGAAATACTTATGGGTAAAGCAAAGATAGAAACACTTAATACGATTCATGACTTGCTTGCTACTCACTACATCGCTAAGCTTCAGTCGGGAGAGATTACTCCTGCTGAACTTACAGCAGTTAATAACTTCCTTAAACAGAATGATATTAGTGCTGATGTAGTAGAGAGTAAGCCAATGATGAACTTAGTAGAAGAGATGAAGAACGATGCTGAGGATTTACTCAGTGATGTAATACAATTTGGTTAGAACAAACCGTGGAGACTGATATAAATGGGAATATACGATAGACAACTAACCCAAGTAGAACTGAAGGCATTGATTAATGACTTTAGAAGTTACTTAAACTATGTGTGGGAGGGTATTAACTTACCAGCCCCCACCCCAATTCAAACAGACATAGCACAACAGCTAATGACAGGTGATAAGCGTTTCCTTCTTGAAGCATTTCGAGGAGTAGGTAAGACTTACATCTGTGGTGCTTATGTTACTTGGAGGTTATTGCGTAACCCCAATGAGAAGGTACTGATTGTTTCCCAATCGGGAAGCCACTCGGATGCTATTGCACAGTTTATTAGAAGACTTATCTTCGACTTACCTGTGTTGGAACACTTAATCCCTGGAATGGATATGAGAAACTCTGTAAAGAGCTTCGATGTCAGTGGTTGTGAAGTAACAGTACAACCAAGTGTTAAGTCACTAGGTATTACATCACAGCTACAGGGTAACCGTGCTTCTATTCTCATCTCTGATGACGTAGAAGGTATGCAAAACTCTGCTACTGAGCAGATGAGAGCCAAACTATTAGCTACTGTAGCTGAGTTTGATGCTATTTTACAAACAACAGATAACTCTCAGATTATTATGTTGGGTACTCCTCAATCAGGAGAGAGTATTTACAATAAGATGAGAGATAAAGGTTTTAGAACCGTAGTATATCCTTCTAGGTATCCCGAAGATACCGAGTTGTATCAAGGCACATTAGCCTCATACATTACTACGCCTTTAGAAAAGGGTGAAGTAGAAGCAGGAGATTGCACAGACACTAGATTCACTAACCAAGACTTGGTTGAACGAGAGGCTTCTATTGGTCGTAGCTGGTATAGGCTGCAGTACCAACTAGATACAACACTCAGCGATGCTGATAAGTACCCTCTGAAGACTAGTGACTTTATTGTGCATGACTTAGACGATGTTAAAGCACCTATAAGTATCTCCTACTCTAGTTCTCGTTCTTCCTATATGGAAGATGTACCAAACATCGGTTTTACTGGTGACCAGTTCTACAGGGCTGGGTATGTCGACAGTGAGTATGCTCCATATGAGTACGCTATTATGTCGGTAGACCCTGCTGGTAGAGGTAGGGATGAAACAGGTTATGCTGTCATTAAGCAATTAAATGGAAAAATATATATATCAGAAGTAGGTGGCTTACACGGTGGTTATACCATTGAGAACTTAACCACTATGGCTATGGTTGCTAAGAAACACCAGTGTAAGTTAATGGTAGTCGAGAGTAACTTCGGTGATGGTATGTTCTCTGAGCTATTTAAACCTGTACTTAGGAGTATATACCCAGTTTCTATAGAGGAGATACGTCATAACATACAGAAGGAGAAGCGTATTATCGATACGATTGAGCCTTTACTCAACAGTCATAAGCTAGTTATTGATGCTAGTCTTGTAAGAAAGGATGTTGGTT